GCAAATTTAAAACAAGAACACTACACCCGAATTCCCAACCTAATCCTTCGCGGCGGCAACAGTGCTAGCGAGCTTCGATCCGACGGCATTTCTCCAGAGAGTTTGGGGGTTCTTGTCTACCTTTTGAGCCACGTCGATGACTGGCAAATAACGAATAACCAACTCTGCACAGTGTTCGGTGTCGGCAACGTGAAGATGTCCCGAATCACAGAGGAGCTTGAGACTTCTGGTTACATCCGCAGAAAAGTTGTCCGCAACGAAAGTGGTCATGTCCTGCGATGGGACTGGCTAGTCACCGATGTGCAAGGTGTGTTTCCACTAGATCATCAAAACCCAGATCAAGCTAACCCAGATCAAGCTAACCCAGATCAAGCTAATCAGACCCAAAGAACTACTATTCTTACTAACGAAGATACGAAAGAACAAATATGCTGGCGGACGTTGCTCCTTAACAATTCTCCTGACGGAATTTCAAGCAAGTCATGGCAGAAATGGTGGGGTTACAAGCTTGATAAACGTAAAGGAAGAAAGCCTGCTAAAAAAATGATCACCTCGCAAACCGAGGACTTCAAAATCATGAAGCGCCAAGGCTTCGACGTTGAGGGCGTTATTGACTTCGCCATAAGCCGAGGATGGGAAAGAATTGGCGATCCTGAATGGGCTGCGCTCAAGAGTTTTAAGGGTCACTCAAGAAAGAATGATTTGCTGGGGCTAGTGAAATGATGGATATCAAAGAGCTTGTGCAACAGCTGGCACCTCACGCTACAGGGATTTGCAGTGAGCTATACCCCGAAGGTCGTCTTGAAAGCGGCTGCTACAAAATCGGATCGCTTCAAGGAGAGAAAGGCAGAAGCATGTCGGTGTATCTCAACGGCGCTCAAAGCGGCAAGTGGATGGACTTTTCCACAGGCGAGGGCGGCGACCTGCTTGATCTCATCATGTATTCGCAAGGCATGACACTTGTCGATGCCATGGAATGGGCAAAACGCCGCTACAGCATTCGCGACAATTCCCCCGCCAAAAAAGTTGCTCCGGCGGAAAAAAAGAATTACACCTCCCCTACCCCTCCCCCGAGGAACAAACACCAGCATCTTCATGAATATATGGAGAAGCGAGGGTTCAAGGATGTCGGTGAGGTGTGCTTCCGATACAAGATATATGAGACGGATGCTAGGGGTGGGCAAGATGTTGTGTTCCCGTTCTTTGATACGCAGGGCAATCAGACATTCCTAAAAACAAAGCCGATTAACCATGACGGCAACCCAGCTACTCAAAAAGATCTTAAGCCAATCCTTTTTGGATGGCAGAACGTGCCTGATACAACCAGAAAGATCTGGATAACAGAAGGTGAGTGGGATGCGATTGCTTGTAGCGAGCTAGGATTTCCAGCCCTCTCTGTTCCAATGGGTGGCGGTAAAGGCGCCAAACAAACGAAGTGGATCGCCCACGAATACGAAAACCTCGCTCGATTTGAAGAGATCCTTATCGCAACAGATATGGATGAGCAGGGTGAGCTAGCAGCAGCAGAAATTATGCAGCGACTAGGTGATCGTTGTTACAGGGTGAACCTTCCAACCAAAGACATTAACGAGCTGCTACAGAAGCAAGGGTATGAGCAAGCAAAATGGATGCTTGAGTGCGCGTATCAAGAGGCTCGCTGGAAAGATCCTGAGACCCTGTGTTCCGTTATGGAATTTGAGGCAGACATCGATGACTTCTTTGAAAATCAGACGGATGACACGCAGGGTTTTGGCAGTGGCTGGGAAAAGCTTGACGAAGAGGATATTCGATTCAGACCCAACGAGCTTTGGGGGGTTTGCGGCATCAACGGTCACGGCAAGTCGATGTGGCTAAACCAATTAGCTCTGAATGCTGTTCAGCAAGATGAAAAGGTCTTAATTGCAAGTATGGAAATGACGCCCAAGTCAACGATGGGGCGCATGGTTAGGCAGGCAGCGGGCAGTGCTACTCCGCCACAGCCATACCGCAAGAAACTTTTGGAGTGGATGTGTCCAAACCTGTGGCTATTCGTTGACAAGCTTACCCCTAAGCCTGAAGACCTAATGTCTTGCTTTGAATACGCGTACAGAAGATATGGCATCACCACTTTTATTGTGGACAGTCTAACTAATATGGTTAGGCAGGATGACTACGAAGGTCAGCAGAAGTTCATCGAGAAGCTAGTTAATTTCAAACTTTCATTTCCGGTAACGATCTTCATTGTGACCCACGTCAGGAAAGGCGAGTCAGAGTATTCAGCGCCTAATAAATATGACGTTAAAGGCAGTGGCTCGATTACCGATTTGGCGGACGGGTTCCTCTCGGTATGGAAGAACAAGCGCAAGAGCGAGCAGCTTGAGCAAGCCGAGATGCTGGGTGAAGAACCTGACGAGCAATATGAGAAGCAGTGGGATATGTACTTAGAGGTTTTGAAAAACCGCAACGGGCAGTACGAGGGCAAAGTTGGTTTTGAATTTGATAATCAGTGTTGCCAGTACCGCGACAGAAAGAACGGCAAAACGCGCAGATATATTAATTACTCGAAGGAAGCTTAAAGATGAATCAGGAAGACTTTGCAAAAAATATCAGAGTCGCGGGCACTGCTGTCGGCAAGGCTGAATACGAGCTAGGAAAAGCCGATGCTGATGAAAAGCGCACTATCGCGACCTCAATGATGCGAGCCGAGCATAACGGCGCTAAGACTAACGCTGCACAGCTTAGGGCGTCTGATGAAGACATAACTGTTTACGAAGTGCGCCTCGCTAGAGGCAAAGCTAAAGGACTGTTGGCTGCTGCTAAATCAGAAATGCTGGCTGCCGAGGTTGAATTTAAGATTTGGCAATCCATGCTGGCAAGCGAACGCGCAGAGCGGCGGGTATACGGAACTTGAAATCGCGCAGCGCGAATGCAGTTGATAAAAAGTGGATGGACGATATCACGCAGCTTGGTTGTTGCGTATGCCATCGCCAGTTCAATGTTTTCACGCCAGCCGAGGTGCATCACATTGACGGTAAGACTAAAGAGGGGGCGCACTTAAAGTCTATACCCCTCTGCTACAAGCACCATCGTGGTGGCGAAGACATCGCAAGTTACACCAGTCGTCACCCGTTTAAATACCGCTTTGAAGAGAGATATGGCACCCAAATGTTTCTTCTTGAGTGGACTCGCAACAAAATAATGGAGAAACAAGATGAGTATTAATGACGCAAGCTCGAAAGAACTCGATAGATTTAACGAAAAAGCTATTGAAGAAGCTGAAATATATGCCAAAAACTTAGCGCGAGACAGCTCAAAAGCTTTGGCAAAGCCTGACAACGTCAACCATCCGGCGCATTACAATTATGGCGAGATCGAGTGCATCGATTATCTGGAAGACAATCTTGGCTCTGGTTTTGACGCCTACCTTGAAGGCAATGTAAAAAAATATATGCACAGGTTCCGGCACAAAGGCAGCGAGATAACCGACCTGCGAAAAGCTCGCTGGTATCTAGACAGATTGATCGCGACTATCGTGAAGGCAGACTATTGATTAACGGTCGCGCTAAGGGGCATGCGTTTGAGCGTGAGCTTATCAAAATGTTTCAAGATGAGTTCGGTGATTGCGCCAGCCACTTAAAGAGAAACCTCGATCAGTATCAAATTGCTGGCAAAGCCGACATCGAATTTCATAACTTGATGATTGAAGCAAAACGCTACGCCAGCGGTCACTGGCACAAGCCTGAGTGGTGGGAGCAAGCTAAGACTTCGGCTGGCGACACTCACATACCTGTACTGATATACAGGTACGACAGGCAGCCAATCAAAATGGTATTTCCGCTATACATTATGTCCGACTATTCAGTTAAGACTGCTGAGACAATCACAGTGGATTGGGAAACGGGCATTTTGTTAATGAGGGAGTTGCTGGAGGTGCCTGATGAGACCGTCAGAATTTAACGCTCAAATAAAATTGGCGGCGAAACAAATCTATTACCCCCTGTGCATTAAATACATAGAGGATAACCTAGATGAAGGGTTCCACCCGCTTGCACTCGCGACATTGGTTTATTACTTGCCAAAAAACATACTTGATCTGCCAAGCAAGGAAGAACGGAGGGCAGCCATAGATAGTATCCCGCAAAAAGCAACACCGAGCCACACCCGACAACTGGTTGAGCATGGCGTTATGACGTTATGGAAGAAGGATCGCGGTGGGATTTAAAGAGGATCTACAGCGAGGCGTAGCTGTCGAGGATGATTTGCTTCGGCGGTTGCGCTTGTCTTTCCCAAACGCCAAGCGAGCAGAAGGGCTTCACCCTGAATTTGATATAGAAATCCCCGAGTTGCATAAAACAGTTGAGGTTAAATACGATCCGATGAGCCAGAAAACCGGCAACATTGTAATTGAGTACTTTCACCGCAAGCCGTCAGCATTTAGTGTTTCGAGCGCAGACTATTGGGTAATTGATACAGGAAAAAAAGAGATGTGGTTTAGCCGGAAGGGAATTCTAAATTGCATTCTGAGCGAAGGGCTGGAGCCTGTCTGCTTCAGAGGGACGACAGACAGATATTCAAAGTGGGCTTTTCTCATTCCCCTGCATCTTTTGCAGCGATACTCAAACGCAGTGCTAGCAGAGCAACACGAGGCATAGCCGAATGTCTGGAAATTCTGCCCCAGTTAATTACGGTCGCATAGCTAACCTCAATCAGATCCGCGACATCTTGCACCGTTAGTTGCTGCTCCTCCATAATTTTTGCCAGCTCTGCATTTGTGTCCACATCTTCACCGTCACTTTTTTGGTCTTTCATATTCTTTTCCTTCTTTTCATCTTTATATCAGCTCTCTGCTGCCGGAAGGATTGTCAGTCAGCCTCTCGCGCATCTGCCTCTCACATCCGGCATAGTAGCTTATCATCCCGCTCGAGACCATTCAGTTACATCTTCACTGTGACAATGAGGGCAATAATAATAAATTAGCACCTCCTCGACGGTTGACGCGCCGAGCGGATGGTTCTCACTCTCGCGCTCAATCACGACTTCGTCAAAGCTCCCCCAGAACGGGCAGTCACCGCACTTGTACATAATAGTCATTTGCTATTTTTCTCCAGCTTTGCTTGGTATCGCCTACCGTATGCTGCTCTTCTTTCATCAGCAGCAGCTTTTACTTTGGAGTGGTATTCATTTTGAGAAAGAGACTCGGCTGACTTCATTAGCCCAGATCGTAGGCTAAGAATAACGCCGCCGTTATCAAGATACTCTTGCACCTGTTGCTCTATAGCCGCCGATTGTAATTTTTTATGTTTATCCAGTGATTGCATTCTACTCATTTCTCGCTTGATTATTGTTAAAGGCTTTGGTTTTCCAAGACAGCCCGCAGGCTGTTTCGACCAGTAACCATCCGGTCTCGTCAATTGGAATTAGGCAGCTTCCCGCACCGAGTCACCGACAAAAGGATTGATCAGTGTGCGACGCAGGTCAGCGTAGATATGTTGAAATCCAGCGCCGTGCGGCTTCTTGTAGATCTTGATCAAATGCGGCGTGTGTCTTCCGTATGTGTACTGGATGTGATGCGCTACCTCATGAGCGACCAGCGCTTTTAGTAGAAGCTCCAAGTCATCGCAATATTTAATGCTTCCAATGCACTTGCTTTTGGCGTAGGCGGCATATTCGTTAAACTCTGTGAGTCCCTTGCGAAAGGCAGAAACGTCAATCGTGATGCCACGCTCCCTCCAATACGACCATTGCCCTCTGCACTTTGTCGCGACCCCCAATTCCTTGACAGCATCAGCGTACTTAACTGGCTGTCCGTTCCGGCTCATCAGCTCGTATTGCTTCTTGCACATCTCTCGCAAGCATTGCTTCGCAAGCTTTACGACCAGCCTGTGTTCGACGGGGGTCACGTTTGGTCCGCGCTTATTTATTTTTGTCACTTTTCCAAGTGTCATTTGATGCCTCCTCAGGCTTATGGTTATCTAGGACGCCCGTGGGGCGTTTCGACGGGTAACCATCCCGCAGCTCATCAGCTAGAATTTTTCGGGGCGGGGAAAATAAACCCCGCACCCCTATGCCGCCTTCTCTAATAGGGAGGTACTACCGTTCTCATCGAGATAGTGAATAGCTTGAGAGGCTTGCTTGGCTGCCTTAACGATATGCTTAGCGTCAGACCTGAGAGCCTTGAGCCAGCTTTTGATGTAAGACTCATGCTGTAGTCCCTCATAAGGGATACCTAACAGGGCACCACCCATTGCCGCGCCCAACTCAGCCACCAATTCTTCAAAGGCATAGCCCTCAGAGCCAAAGCTGTTCTTGATGTTTCGCTTGAGTCGGTCAGCGTGACCAGTCCAATGCACCATTTCATGCAGCAGTGTCGCGTCGTGGTTTGCCTCATCTTTAAAAGCATCAACCGAGGGCATCTTGATAACGTCAGCTGAAGGGATGAAGCAAGCCCTGTCGCCACCGTATTGAAGATTGATACCCAAGGACTCAGCCAGTCGATTCGCTGCACCTGTACCGGCAGCGGGTGGTGTGTAAGTCTTGATACCCTCAAGTCCTTCGATCTGCGCCACGTTCCAGACCGCAAAGCACTTGTTGATGAAGCCCATCTTGTCGTCGCCGGTCGCCTTGTCTTTGTATTTCGACGGCGCCATGAACCACACGTATTCACAGCCGCCATTCTCGCTTTTAGCCGATGGCACCTTGCCGCCCAGAGCAGCCGCTTGCTTGTAAGTCATCCAGCCATTACTGCCCCACTTTGCGGACTTAAGCCCAAGGTTCAGCCAGTTAATTCCG